CACCGCCAAACAAAGTTAAATGGGACATGGAAAAGGAGGCGTAGGAGATGATTAAAGTATATGCTTTCATTTTATTTCTATTCGGTTCCATAGCAGGTGTCGGACACTTTATGTCAGACGAAAGCAGAAGTATTGGGTTTACCAATATTTGTGGAGAACATAAATATTTTTGTACTAGGGAAAAACAATGAGCAAGATACCTTATATTGAACGTGCCTACGGGGGCAGTGGCCTAACAGGTGAGTGCGCATATCTGTGGGCAGTGTTCTTAGCCAACGAAGCTGACATGGCTGATGATTCTGTTAAGTACGATAAGTTCAAGGCTATGGCTGAAACATTGAAACCAAAGCATGGTGTAGCTGTACCAGCTAGTGTACATTACCCTGATCTTGAGGAAGAGATCAGTAAGTATAAGAAACAACATTGGACTGACCCTTCTGCAATAAATCAGATTGGCGGTTTCTATAATGCAAAAGCAGATGAGTACGTGTACCCCGGCAGTGATCCACAAGAATAAGGGCGGATAAGAATGGAACTGGCAATATTAAAAAGCCTGTTAAATAAATCTTTTTATGATGAGTATCGAGGGGCACGATGCCCAGCTAAGATATTCAACAAAGAAAATAGTAAAATAAAAACAATGATAGATGAGGCAATGTGCAAGTACGGGCGCAACTTATCCGTTGATGAGCTTGAGGGATTATTCTTTTCATCTGATCCATCCATGACTACAGCACAGAAACATGGTTTTCATGGAATCTTTGAAAAGTTGCGGAGAGAAGAACCGATTGGTCATGACGTAGCACAGGATATTTTATCTAGTCTTTTCAGGCAGTATCTGGGTGAAGAGATAGCGAACATGGGATTTGATTTTGTCAACGGTACCAAAACATCTCTCGATCCGCTACGCTGTATGTTAGAAAGTTATCGTGATGATTTTATTCCCGATGTAAATGTTGAATGGGATGATCTCGAAATAGAAACTCTTCTAGATAAAAATGATCTTGAGGCGAGATGGCATTTCAATGTACCCACTCTTGCTACTCGTGTCGAAGGTGTGAATGATGGGCATCTGATCATTGGGGGAGCTAGACCTAATACAGGTAAGACATCTTTCCATGCATCTCTTGTCGCTGGACCTCAGGGTTTTGCTGAGCAAGGAGCTAAGTGCATCATTCTTTGTAATGAAGAAGCAACGCATCGTGTGGGTGCAAGATACCTGACAGCGTCTAGCGGTATGACCATGAGGGAGATACGGGACAACCCCAAGCAGGCACAGCAAAGATGGAACCGGCTGAAACAAAACATCAGAATCAAAGATGCAACCGGCCATGACTTACACTGGGTAGAATCTGTATGTAAAACATTCTCTCCTGACATTGTTGTGCTAGACATGGGGGATAAGTTTGCACAAGCTGGTAGCTTTACATCTCAGCACGAAGCACTAAAGGCTTGTGCTATACACGCAAGACAGATTGCGAAAGAATATAAGTGCGCAATCTTTTATATGTCACAACTGAGTGCGGATGCTGAAGGAAGGATACAACTCAATCAATCCATGATGGAGGGTAGTAAAACAGGAAAAGCATCCGAAGCTGACTTGATGATACTGATCAGCAAAAATCCTCCACAGGATGGACAAGAGGAAGAAGACTACGAACGTCATATCAACATCGTAAAAAATAAATTAACAGGGTGGCACGGTTATATTACCTGTAATCTTAATTATCATATAGGAAGATATGAAGTATGAGTGCAGTGCGTAAAAAGTTTGATCGAAAGCTGTATGAAGAGTACGATCAACTTGCACGTGACAAAACAACTAAGGTATTAACGTCGCAAGGCTACATTGTGACTGAGCATCCTGACAGATACGCACAAGATCTAATTGCTGAGCAAGGTCAAGAACATTTCTTTGTTGAGTGCGAAGTTAAGCTAGTCTGGGAAACAGAAGAGTTTCCTTACGATACAGTTCAGCTACCAGAAAGAAAGAAAAAGTTTTTTAATTATACAACTCAGTTCTTTATCTGGAATAAACCACTTGAACATGCCATGACTTTCTGGAGTCATGATGTTGCTACCCTTGAGCCTGTTGAAGTACCGAACAAATATGTGTACGCAGGTGAATACTTTTATCAGATACCAATGTTTATGGTGAAGAAGGTGTCATCATGATTACAGTTCTTGATGTTGAAAACACAGTCACAAAACGTGACGGCAAGCTTCATTTAGATCCGTACGATCCGCAGAATTCACTCGTGATGATAGGCATACTGACGGAGAGCGAAGAGCCTAAGCATTACACCTTTGATCACAAAGAGTATGATTGTAAATACGAATATCGTAAGCAGGACTGTGATGAGATCCAAGCAATATTAGATAAAACAACTTTGCTAATTGGGCATAATATAAATCACGATCTTCTTTGGATCTGGGAAACTGGATTTAAATATGAAGGTGCTGTCTGGGATACGATGCTTGCTGAGTACATACTACAACGTGCACAGAAAGAACCATTGTCTCTTGGTGCCGTCTCTGAACGCAGACAACTTACGTCCAGTAAAATGGATACATTAAAAGAATACATGAAGAACGGCTATCAAGTTAATGAAATACCGTACGAAGAATTAAAGACTTACCTGTACGCCGACTTAAAAACTACACTCGATCTGTACTATGAACAATCGTTGGACTATCGTGACGATGTGAACAGGGGGCTTATGCCAATCGTGGATCTGACCATGGAGACATGCACTTTGCTTGCACGTATCTATCGTAATGGATTTACTGTAGATAGAGATGCACTAGAAGATGTGCGCAAGGAATTTGAGCACGAGAAATTATCACTTATACATGATTTAAACGAATCAATAACATCACTTATGGGTGATACTCCGATTAACTTAAATTCTCCTGAACAATTATCGTGGGTCATATATTCACGTAAGCCTCGTGATAAAACACAGTGGGCTAACGACGCTGATCCATACATGAGTCATAGTGATTATAAACGGTTTATAAAAGAATCAAGTGTTTTAGTTCGTCGTACTAAAGCAATCAAGTGCTCTGATTGCAAAGGCAACGGAACGTACTATAAAATAAAGAAAGACGGTAGTCCGTTTAAGAAGCCCACTCGCTGTCCTACATGTGGCGGCAATGGATATGTACTTAAAGACTTGAATAAATTGGCAGGTCTAAAGTTCACGCCACCAACTGCTAAGTGGCATAGTGCTAATGGGTTCAGCACATCAAAAGGAAACTTGGAGTTTCTAGAACGTGTCGCACACTCAAAGGGAATGCAAGAAGCCGCAGACTTTTTATATAAAATTCGTAGGATGTCTGCATTGGATAGCTATCTTTCTAGCTTCGTCGATGGCATTCATAATTTTATCAAGACTGATGGTAAGCTTCATGTACGACTGACACAGCACATGACATCCACTGGACGATTCTCAGGCCGTGATCCGAACATGCAGAACATGCCACGAGGTGGTACGTTTCCTGTAAAACGGGTGTTCATCTCCAGATTTGCAGGAGGTAAGATTATGGAAGCTGACTTCGCTCAGTTGGAGTTCCGTGTTGCGGCTTACTTGTCCCAAGACGAAGTTGCAATGAGAGAAGTGGCGGAGGGTTTTGATGTCCACTCATACACGGCGAAGGTTATTACGGAAGCGGGGCAACCAACTTCTCGGCAGGAGGCGAAGGCACATACATTCGCTCCGCTGTATGGCGCAACAGGATACGGAAGAACACCCGCCGAAGCACGGTACTATGAACACTTCACGGAGAAGTACAAAGGCATCGCCAGATGGCACAGAGAGTTAGCTAAAGAAGTTCTTACATACAAAAAAATTACTACGCCTAGTGGCAGACAGTTTTCCTTTCCTAATGTGAAGCGTAGAACTAACGGCACGATCACTGACTTTACGGCAATTAAGAATTACCCTGTTCAATCGTTTGCGACAGCGGATATTGTACCTACTGTACTGTTAGAAATTGAAAAGCGGATGGCAAATTTTCGTTCTAAGATCGTGAACAGCGTACATGATTCAATAGTTATTGATATCCACCCGGATGAAGAGTCTACAGTAATAGGCGTGATTGAGTTAGTTAATAATGACCTCAAGCAAATTATAGATAAAAAATTTAACATAGATTTTAATGTACCCCTTGCATTAGAAGCTAAGCTTGGGTTAAACTGGCTAGATCAAAAGGAGGTCTAAAATGACAACGCAAATAGCAACACTTGACAGCGGAAACTTTGCTGAAATGGCTAAGGCCATGGGCATGTCTGCTGACATGGGCAAGGAGACAAAAGCCAAGTCTTCAACGCTTCCCCGCCTACGTATCTGGAACCAGCCTGTCATGGGCGAGGTTGAAGTCAAAGGTAAGATGAAGAACATGGAAGTCGTACCGGCTGGTATGTATCGTCTTCAGTTACCCGACGACACGTATATTTATGCGGAGCAGGCAAACATCCGTGTATTTGTACAGCGGTTTATGTACAAGCGTTACGATTCAGAAAACGGTACATACGTTAAAACTATGATGGCTGATGATCTCAATGGAGATCTCAAAGATAATACAGGCGGTCTTAACTGTGGTAAGCCCGCAGGTTACATTAAAGACTTTCAATCCTTACCTGAAGACACAAAGATACTGATCAAGCAGATCAAACGTGTTCGTGTCATTTTAGGTGAGGTTGAGCTTGTCAATCCGGTGGATGCGGATGGCAATGAAAAGGACATGGATGTCCACCCTTTTATCTGGGAAGTCGAGAACAAGGATGCGTTCAAGATCATGGGTCAGCCATTCACTATGATGGCTAAGCAACGTAGGCTACCTGTACAGCACATGATTACATGTGGCTCTGAAGAGCGTAAGTTACCTACAGGTTCGTCTTTCTTCTTGCCAACTGCTACGGTTGACTTTGCTAATTCAATCGACTTAGATAATGCTGATCAGCAGAAGTTTGCTGATTACATTGAGTGGATTAATAATTACAACGAATACATTGTCAATGCATGGAATGAAAAACGTGCAGAGAAAATGTCCGCAGAGGATGAGGAGTTAGTTGAGGACTTCATCGATATCGAAGTCGAGGGTGATGATTAATGAATGTCACTCACCCGGCAGAGGTAAAGATACATCGGTATCTTGAAGATGTCAGGAAAGCGAAGCGTGGCATGTCAGATGCCACCATTGCTCGCATCGTCAAAGATGTAAAGGAGGCTATTGAGAAACAGTTCAATCAGAGTAAGCGTAAGTTCACATTTCGCATGTCTAACATCGGAAGACCTGCCTGCCAGCTTTGGTTTGATAAAAACGATCCTGCCTCTGGGATTGAACCTCCAGCTAATTTCCTGATGAACATGATGATTGGTGACATTGTGGAAGCTGTCTTCAAAGGAGTGTTGACAGAAGCGGGTGTGGATTTCAGTGATGGACACAAGTCTACATTACATGTTGGTAGACACAAAGTTGATGGCACTCATGACTTAATCATGGATAAGCGTGTTGATGATATCAAGTCTGCATCACCTTGGTCGTACAAGAACAAGTTCAAAGACTACCAAACCTTGAGAGATCATGATTCGTTTGGATACATTGGACAGCTTGCAGGATATGCCAAAGCACTAGCTGTTGAACCCGGAGGATGGTGGGTAGTCAACAAAGCAAATGGCGAATTTAAATATGTGTCTGCTTGGGACATGGCGATTGAGCATGAAGAAATTCTAAATAACATTAAAGATAAATTAGACAGGCTAGCAGATAATCAGTTTAAGCGTTGCTTCGATCCTGTTGAAGAAACATTTCGTAAGAAACCAACAGGCAACATGGTGTTATCTGAAGAGTGCGGTTGGTGTAAATACAGATACAAGTGTTGGCCCTCTCTACAAGAGCTACCCTCTCTTGCATCACAGGCGAAGGAGCCGCCTATCGTTGCATACATAGAGATAGCTGATGAGTATAAAAAGAAACAAGACACGGATTAATGCACTCAAACATGGGTATCGTTCTGGGTTAGAGCACAGCGTGTTGCAATCCCTGACCACAAGGAAGTGTAAAGTGCAATACGAGTGCCTAAAAGTGGAATGGGAAGATTTGGCGTATAGGAGATACACGCCAGACTTCCTACTTCCCAATGGGATAATTGTTGAAACCAAAGGCAGGTTTACACCTGCCGATCGAATGAAACATTTATGTGTTAAAAAACAACATCCTAGTTTAGATATACGTTTTGTTTTTAGTAACTCCAACGCTAAATTAAGGAAGGGGGCTAAGTCTACATACGCAGATTGGTGCCAAAAGCACGGGTTCTTGTATGCAGATAAAGATGTCCCCGATGATTGGCTAGAAGAGAAAAAGAAAAAACTTGCTATTTCTGATAAAGCTGTTATACCTGTACCTTTCAAAAAAATATTGAGGTAGATAATGAAAGATATTGAACCTAACACATCATCTTTTGCGGTAGTGCTAACGCCAGAGTTTGAAAATGGAACATGGAATGGTGCAGTATCAGCACATATTGAAGAAGATATACTTGACGATTTAGATGTTGAAGAATTAACTAAGATACGAAGCGTTGTCGGTATGATGGCATCTACCCTAACTCTAATGGAAGCCGATTCAGAACTTATGGAGTACATCAGAGAACACTTTGTTAAAAATTATCAAGAACTTATCGATGAATTTGTAGATGACATGCAAGAAAAGGAGCCGAGTTTTGTACGTAGCAAAGAAGGCAATGTCATCACTCTGAATTTTAATACGAAGACGCACGGGAATGCATAATGAGTTTCAAGGATATACGTGAAAGTTTGTCGCCAGAAGTTAATGCAGTCATTGAAGACATGGTTGAAGATGAACTGTACGACGAGATTAATAGACCAGAGCATTACAATACTGGAGAAATCGAGACAATAGATTACATTATCGACGTACTTGGACCTTACAATGCTATTCATTATTGCCATGGCAATTTCCTAAAGTATACCGGCACCCGTTTTTGGAATAAGGGTGACCCTCTTGCCAACGTAAGAAAAGCCTTGTGGTACCTCAGAAAAGCTGAAGAGCTAATGAAAAAAACTGAGGGAGTTAATTGGTAATGTCACGGGTTATAGACGTACAGGTGGAATTAGATTTTGAGATCGACACGGAAGAGCTATCCCCAGAGTATAGAACAGCAGACGGAGTATCAGAAACAGTCGAAGAAGTACTCGATGCGTGTGTGTATGACATTCCGGGTGCGAATCTCAAGCGAATCTCAATTGACATTGAAGGACTTGATTGATGGATTACTTAGGTATCAACATCGATCTTGCAAGAGATGATAATTTAACCGAGCAAGCACAAATACTTCTTAAAGATTACTACATGCTTGAAAACGAAACATCGCCACAGCAGGCATTTGCACGTGCCGCTGTCGCATATTGTGAGGGTGACTATGCTTTTGCTCAACGGATTTATGACTACGCTAGCAAGTGTTGGTTTATGTTTGCTAGCCCTGTACTCAGTAACGCACCCGAAGATGGACAATCCGTCAAGGGTCTTCCTATCAGTTGTTTTCTCACTTATGTTGGTGACAATCTGGACTCCCTTATTTCTCACAATACTGAAGTTGCATGGTTATCTGTCAAAGGAGGTGGAGTCGGCGGTCACTGGTCTGATGTACGCCCTGTAAGTGATAAAGCTCCGGGTGTTATCCCATTTATGAAAGTTGTCGATTCACAGATGACAGCTTACAAACAAGGTAAGACTCGCAAGGGTTCTTACGCCGCATACCTCGATGTGTCGCATCCAGAGATCATTGAGTTTGTAAATTTTAAAGTCCCTACTGGAGGGGATGCGAACAGGAAATGCTTCAACCTGTTTAATGCAGTAAATATCACCGATGCTTTTATGGAGGCAGTACAAAATGGAGAACAATGGGAACTACGATGCCCTGATTCAGGAGCTAT